GTTGCCGCTTCGCTAAGAACGATATCCCAATTAAGGCCAGTTAATTTAGCCTTGCGAACTTCGATACAACGGCGAACAATATCAATTTGGTCTGATACAGCACGAAGGGTTTTAAAAGGTACTAAGCGGTTGTCGCTGACATTGATATTCTGCGCAACTTGGAATTCGTAACGGCGTGGGTCAGGTCGGCCAGTATCCTGACGAAGCGGGTTAATTGCTCCCGGAAGAATAGGCATACCCGGCGCAAATGGAACTGCGGCTAATTGTGGGCTACGTGGTAGGGCTGTACTGACGTTACTGCCGTACTGAGATTGAGCAATACCTGCAATGGACTGCATTTGCTGCATTGTCATAGTTCCGCCACCGCCATCGGCAACAGGTGCTTTAGCAATTTCGTTTGCAACGCGTTTTGCAAATCTGTCGAACAGACCCATTGTGTCTCCTATTGGTATTGTATTCCTATGAACTTAGTTGAGAAGGCAGTTAGTAACGGTGGAAAATTAGCACCGTTAGTTATATCGCATGGACTAACAAGCGGTACTGGGTTAATGAATCCTAGCGTATTCATAGATGATGACGGCGATATCCTTGTGAATCTGCGTCACGTTAATTACACCTTGTACCACTCTGAAAACGAACAAAAGTACCCAAGCCGTTTCGGGCCTTTGTCGTACCTACATCCTGAAAAAGACCAACGTTTAGTTACTGAAAACTATTTGTGCCGTCTTAATTCAAACCTTGAAATGACGGACTATGCCAAGGTTGAAATGCTTGATTTACACGAACCTATTTGGGAGTTTGTAGGCCTTGAAGATGCCCGCGTTGTCCAATGGGAAGGTGTCTATTATTTAGTGGGAGTGCGCCGGGATACGACCACTAACGGACAAGGCCGCATGGAGTATTCCGAAGTAGAAATAGATAAAGTTAATTGGACAGTTAAAGAAGTCCATCGCAAGCGCATTGCTGCACCTGAACCTAATGATTCGTATTGCGAAAAGAATTGGTTCCCTGTCTTGGATAAACCGTACACCTTTATCAAATGGACCAGCCCTACCGAAGTTGTTTATGCCGACCCGCTTGGCGATACTGAACAATTGTTTTTACTAGGTGCGCCACCGGTTAATAAAGACCAGCGCGGCGGTACTCAAATGATTACGTGGGGTAACTTGTACATCGCCGTTACTCACGAAGTAGACCTATATAAAAACTATTTACATCAAAAAGATGCTATCTATCGTCACCGCTTGGTTATATGGGATAAGCAATTTAACCTTGTAGGCTACTCACAACCGTTTAGTTTCTTAGATGCGCAGATTGAATTTTGCGTAGGTGCTGCCAAATTAGATGAAGATTTACTTCTTACATTTGGCTTTCAGGATAACGCGGCGTTTGTATTGTGCGTACCTAAGTTAGTTGTTGAGGACCTGATAATGGAAGGCTTAAATTATGAATACCTTGCCTAATCTAATCGTAAGATTATCACAAGAACCGTTTAATTCAGACCTTAACTTTGACGTGGCGGAAGAATATTTAAGGTTAAACCAAACCGCTTCAGCCGTATCGTTTTATTTGCGTTGCGTTGAGTATGCACCGCCGGCTAACGAAAAAGGTTATACATCGCTATTGCGTATGGCTAAATGCTTTGATGACCAAAAAGGCCGTGAGTTAAGCGTTACCAATTGCTTGCTTCAAGCACTTACCTATGACGATACGCGCCCTGAAGCGTATTTTTTCCTGTCTCAATATTTTGAGCGTTGCCAACAATGGCAGGAAACTTATACGTGGGCTGTCCTAGGTTTAGGATGGGCTAACGGTGTAGATGAACTACCTACCGACCTTGGATATTATGGCGGCTACTGTTTGGAGTTCCAAAAGTACATTGCCGCTTGGTGGATAGGCCGCAGACAAGAAGCAATTGACGGCTTAACTGCCTTGGCAAATGATGACATTGTTAGCGAGATGTACCGCAATGCGGCTAAATACAATTTGGAGAAACTAAATGTTAGCGTTTGATATTGGTGCAAACCGTGGCGATTGGACGCTTGCCGCGCTCGCGCAGGGGTATGACGTTGTAGCCTTAGAACCTGCAAAAGTGTTTGGGCAATTGGCTAGTAACTTCATCTATAACCCACGCGTTACGCCGCTTAAAATGGCTGTCAGCATGAGCGATTACGTTGCTGTTGAATTTTACGAAGCCGAAGAAGATGGGCTTTCTACACTCAATGAAGCATGGCTAACGGATGAAACTATGCCTTACGCGGGCAAGCCATACCGAACAGTAACGGCTAACACTATTACTTTAGATACATTAGCGCTTAAATACGGCACACCTGACCTAATTAAATTGGATGTTGAAGGTGCTGAATGGCATGTGTTCAAAGGTCTATCTAGCAAAATGGGCATGATTGCTTTTGAATGGACATGGGCTACTTGGACTGAACATTTAGAACAGTTAAAGTATTTAGAGTTTGGCGGCTATACCGAAGTAGCACCGCAGTTTATTGAGCATCATTGCCAAGAACCTGAAACTTGGTACGACATAAAGACATTCGACTTAGGCGCTTGGCATAACGAATATGCTGAGCATTGGGAAAACGGTGGTTGGAAGAAATTTAACCTTCGACCAACGGCTGATGTAGGGATGTTGTGGGTGCGTTAAGAAAGTAACAACGCCGCTTCCTCAGCGGTGAGACCAAGGCGGTCTAAAACGGTTTGGCGTTGTGCGGCCGTGGTGGCACTACGGTCAATTGCAACATGATTTGCAACAATTTCAATGGCTTTTGATTCTTTGGATTTTTCAACTTCAAAATGAATAAAACCATCTGCTGTGTCGGTAACATAAGGAATGTGTATACCAACAACCGCTAATTCCTCTTTTAATTGTAAACCATTCAAATTTGTTGGCTTATTAAATTGCATTTTTATCCTTATAGTTTTGATACGGAAAGAAATGTGCCAGAAATACCTGCCGGTGTTTCTTGTCCTGTTGATGCATCTGAATAATAAACTGAAAGTTCAATGTAATCCGTTGCAACTAAATCAGCAACAACAGAAATTCCATTTCGATTTGTTGTTCCGGATTGAATCATATAAGCGGTATTTAATCCGATTGATGAGCCATTTTTTTTAATAGATACCCAAAAAGGAGAACCAGTTTGTGCAGCCTGTCCTAGACCTGAATGTCCAACAATTAAATATTTACCATCAAGGCCACTTGGAATAATTATTCTCGAAGTAAGTGTTGTAGTTGAATGAAACCCATCTGTATCAAATGCTTCAGTATCAAAAGTTTGTGTTGTGTCCGAACCTGCACTGATTGCTTGACCTACGCTTTTATAAACCAAACAACCGGCATAACTTGGCGAAGGAGCCGCAGCCCATTTAATACCAGTTGCAGTTGTTGAATCAGCCATTAGCACTTGTCCATCTGTACCTACACCCAAACGCGCAGGGGTATCTGCCGCCGTTGCTGTATAAATGTCACCTTTTGCATCAGGTAAATCAACAATGTTTGCGGTGTCTCTAGCGCGTGTCATGGGGTTCCTTTACTTATTCAACGATTTCAGCGTCAATGGTTTCTTCAACAGGCGGCTTTAGCATTTCCTCAATAAATTCAGCAACCCACGCTTCAGCATCAGCCTTATCAGCCCATGCGTTGCCGTCAGGGTGTGTTGGCTGAAATAGGAATGGTGCGCCTAGTTCATTTGGTATTTCGTTATCCCATACGCGAATTGCGTTGGCTTCATCTATTTCGTATCTGTAACGGTCTGACATTAGGGCTTTATCCCTTCCCAAGTTAGTTTAACGGTCTTGTGGTGTGTGACTTGAATAGTAGGGTCGAACCAAACTTCAAACCCTGCCTGAAATACGCGCTCGCACCATGATATGTCCTCGCCCATAAGCGGAAAACTGTAATCTTCGCCTGTTTCGGCATCTTGCATTGTGACAACTGCGGCTTGGAACCAAGGTCGTGTAAGTGTTTCAAACACGCCTTGCTTAACGGCAACAAAGCCAAATCCGATTCCATGTACCTGTACAGGCTC